GAATCTCTGTCTCCCCGCCAAGTTTGGAAGTAAGGCGAATACGGATTATGGTCGCGGCGCACTGTAAATGCGTTTGAGGCTAGCCCTCATGCAGGTTCAAATCCTGCTACTTCCACCAACCTTGCCGGCGTGAGGCAACGCAGACCTCGCGGACTTAAAATCCGCGGTTTTGCTGGTGCAAGTCCAGCCGCCGGTACGCGCCGCTGATGCAACGCAGACATCCGATCCTCAAAAGCTCGGTCCTCCCCGTGCAAGTCGGGGGCGGCGCACCAAAAATCCCAAAAAAACTTCTTGACAGCCGATCCATCTATCTGGTAGTATTTACACGAACGCAATGCGCGCGACTTGCCGGTGGACCGTCTAAATGCAGAATCAACAACTTACGGCGGAAGTATCACGGGCTGCTGCGCTTTCGCGTCTCCGTGACGCCCGCCGCGACTTCGTACACAGCGACAAAACGGTCGCACTATTCGCCAAGCACTCGCTACATTCGGCCGATCCAGTCCTGCTCGCAAAGCTAAACGAGGCACGGATGCTGCACTACGATGACTGGGTGGATGCCGTTAGGGCGTTCCGGGCGAGCTAGGGTCTGGAACGTGGAACAATTCAAGCGCTGCGTCGTCGGCTCCATGCTCTCTCCCATCCGCTGCGGTGAGCACGTCCTAACGCTCTCCTGCGGTCACCTGCACGCCTGGCCGGCGAACAAGCCGTATCCGGCTGTCATGGAGTGCGAGGGGTGCGATCAGGATGACCTGATTTTCGTCGAGCGGGGAGAGATTGCACGTAGGTTGGCGGCAGAGCAACTTGAACAAACGCGACCAATTACGGAGATTGTCCAGTGAAGCGCAGGGGATTTCTAAGTCTTTTGGGGATTGCGGCACCGGCCGCTGGCGTTGCGACGGTGCTTCCAACCTCGAAGGGTGCGTTGCCGGTAGGGCCGACTGGCGGTTTCGACTACCAGCAGGCATACGATACGGCTTTGGCGGAGTTCAACCGTCACATCGTCACCGATGCAATGATTTCCATTGGTGTCTTGGCTGCTAGCGATTGCCCGACTGCGGAAGATATATCGTTCGGCCTGCGCATGCTGGAACGGATCCGCGCTGAAGATCCTAGCCTTAGGGCGATGGGGCTACACTGGGCGCTGGCGTCGGCTATAGCGCCGTCATACGGCATGCAGGGTCCTGCGTATACTCATCTGGATCTACCGAGCTCGACGGACGAGGATCTCATCTATGAAGCGATGGTGCTCTGCGGCGGGCTGAAGATCGCCCGCTCGTGTTCTCCCGCCGAGGAGACATTCTGCCGCGCCCAGATCGCTAAACTACGTGCTGGTGGCATTGCGGCCACGCCGTTACGTCTGGCAACGCAGATCGCGCCGTACCTTGGAAGGCCGATTCCGCGCGTCTCGTATTGACATGCCGACCTCCAAAACCCCCGGCGAAGTGCTCTACGTGTGCTTCCATGCCAACAAGAAGAACCTCGCGGACGTCTGCGATTGGTCGGATCAGCCGGCCGACATACGTGTTGTCTGGGAGCGAATAGCGTTGAAATACGATCTCGCCCGGGCGAACTCGGACGTGGAGCCGATAACAAGATGACCCGAATGACTCGCTGCGCCTGCGGGCGCCTGCATAGTATCGGTCGCGAGTGCTCGTATTGCTCGCGGATCCGCGCGCTGGCGATGTTTACGCTAGGCTTTGCCTGCGTGCTCGGTGCCGCGATAGTGTTCAGAATTCTCTCCGTGTAGTAGTTGGCAGAACCGGCATCACGTCGGTTGGGGCCGGCGTATACAGCACCGGCCCTCCCTCCCAAATCCAATAAATGCCTCGCCCTGGGAACCTTCCCGAAGATCCCGCTGTAGTTCTGGCCAAAGCCCAAGCCGCAGCCGAACAACTCGAGATTCGCAAGCGTGAGAAGATCGCGCGGAATAAGATCTCGACTATGTTTCCGGATGAGGGGCCTTATCGGCGCGAACTCTATCCGAAGCAGATGGAGTTCTTTAAGGCCGGTAAGTTGTTCAAAGAACGTCTATTCGCGGCCGGAAATCGCCTTGGAAAAAGCGAGGCGGGCTGCTTCGAGCTCGTTTGTCATTTAACTGGAAATTACCCTCACTGGTGGGAGGGTAGGCGATTCGACAAGCCGATAGAGGCTTGGGCGTGCGGAACTAATTCAGAAACCACGCGGGACATCGTTCAGCACAAACTACTCGGGCCGCTTGATCGTCACGGTACCGGTATGATCCCGGCAGATCTTATTGAAAAGGTGATCCCGCGCCGCGGCGGTATCGCTGGATCCATCGAGACGATTTACGTCAAGCACGTTACTGGCGGGGTGAGTGTCGTTGGGCTCAAGTCCTACGAGCAGGGCCGCGAGTCGTTTGAGGGTACTGCCAAGGACGTAGCGTGGTGCATTGCCGAGGGCGAACTTATTCAAATGGCCGACGGCTCATTGAAGCCGATTGAGAAGGTCAAGGTCGGAGACTCGGTTCTATCGCTCGACAAGACTGGAAATCCAGTTGGGCGTCGGGTTCTTGCCACGGTAGACCAGGGTGATAAATTATGCATGCAGATTTCTCCAAAGTTCGGTACGCCAATACTCTGCACGCATGATCATAACGTTTATCGAGGCTATGGTTTAAAGGATAAAGTCCCGGCGCTGGAAGCCGACAGAATCGCCCAAATCATTCCCGGTTGGTGGCCCGATAAAACCAAAGATCGCTCCGACGCGTGGTACATCTGGGCTGCCTTGGTGATAGCGGAGGGCCACGTTGCCGGTAAGAAGGTAACCAACGGCGCGATTGAAGTAATGGAGGAGGCCGTGCGGATCCTCCCGCCAGAGGCGCGCGTTAGACGCAAAAACTTTGCCGAACACCAGCATCACGTCCCAGACTGGCACCTATACTGGGACGAGTTTTGGGGCGAGTGGCCCAAGAATCAACTGTCGGCCACAAAAGAGATTCCGAACTGGATTTTTAAGTCATCCAAAGACAAAGTTGCCCTTTTCCTGAGATGGCTTTATATGGGTGATGGATGGGCCCATCACCATGGCGTGTGGTATGCTACCACGTCTCGGAGGCTTGCATCCCAACTCTCTATTTTGCTAAACAGAATGGGGATCAGATCCAACATATCCGTCAGAAAGTCAGTAACGAAAACGTGGCGCGAGCAGTATTGGGTCGGTATCTCGCGTTCCTCGGAGGTTGTTGCGTTTATTGACACCATCGGAATAGTTGGCAAGGCCGAGGCTGTAGCGTCCGTGTGGGCTGAGGCGACTCGCCGCACTGAATCGAAAAAGCTCCGGGCTCGCCATATGGTGATTCACGGGAATTGCGATCCGAAGTACGAACTACGCAATGTCCGTCAAAGAGTCAAGACATCGCTAATAAGGTCAACGGAGGATATCGGACATAAGCGCGTATTCGACATAACAGTCGAAGGCGAGCACCGTTTTTTATGTGGCACATCGCTCGTATCGAACTGCGACGAAGAGCCACCCGCCGACGTTTATACCGAAATACTGTTCCGAACCGCAACCACGCGTGGGATTATTTACACAACCTTTACGCCCCTCAAGGGGATGAGCGCGGTAGTCATGGGATTCTTCGAGCCGGAGAATCCAGTAGAAGCAGCCAAGTATAAGTTTTACGTGCAGGCCGGCTGGAAGCATGTCCCGCATATTCCCGAAGAGGAGAAGGCGGCCCTCCTGGCCACAACGCCGCCATATCAAATCAAGGCACGTACTGAGGGCGAGCCTGCGTTAGGCTCTGGCGCGGTATATCCAATATCCGAAGCTGAGATCACCGCTAACTTAGTCGTTATTCCTATGTCATGGCCGCGCGTATACGCCCTTGACGTAGGTTTCTCTCGCACCGCAGCCCTATGGGCAGCCAAAGACCCGGCTACCGGCAGAGTATACGTCTACAGCGAGCATTACGGAGCGATGGGCGAGCCGCCAACGCACGCACACGCTATTAAAGAGCGTGGCGAATGGATTCCTGGGGTAATTGACCCGGCATGCCAAGGCGGATCACAGATCGACGGGAGAAAATTAATCGATCTCTATCGTAAGCTCGGACTAAAACTAAGCATGGCCGACAATGATGTTGAGACCGGCATTAAGAAAGTTTGGAATATGCTAGTCGACGGCCAACTTAAGATTCTACCTTGCTGCGAGAACTTCTTTAGGGAGTTCCGGAACTATCATCGGGTAGAGAGTCGAGATGGCAACAACACGGGCAAAATCGCTAAGACAAATGACCATCTTGTAGATTGCTTAAGGTACTTAATTTCCAGTGGTTTACAGAGAATGCTATGTCCTCCGCGGCCACTCACGCGCTACCCAAGTCAACCCCCATCCGGAGAAAGAAGTTGGATGTCATGAGTATTCTAAACCCCGCCCAAGACGCCGCCGCCCTAAAGCCCCTAATCGACGCCGCGGTAGCCGAGGCAATCGAAGGCCTCGCCGACAAAGTAGCGCCGGCCATAGGGGTCGCGCTGAAGGAAGCGCTCGACGGGCTGACCATCACGACCACGATCTCAAAGAAATCCTAAGTCAAGGAGCAATTTCAATGGCAAACAAAACCATGTCAGCGACGGCCGTCCGCAAGAAGGGTAAAGGAAAAATCTCAGGCATGCGCCTGAAGGCCGTATCGAACGGCATGAAATCGATAGCAGAGCACGAGGTTGAGACACCATTCGGAACGAGCACGCAGGATGGAGACGAGACAATCCACCCATCGATGGGGCATGCCCTTAAACACGTTAAGGCGTCGTTCGCACCCCACATGGCCGCCACAACCGGCATGGGCGCCGCAATGGCAGGGGCTTCGCCGGCAACGCAGCCAACGTCTACGCCCGATGGTGGTGGAGACGACGAGGACGAATAGGTGCTTTACTACTCTGAGCCATCGCCCGATCCGTTCGGTGGAGTCGACAACCTCGGTCGTCCGCTCAAGGCGTTTCCATGGTACCGAGTCGCCATGGGAGCGCGGACGTACTTCGATTTCATGTCGCAATCAGTCGCGCTGCGAGTTGCGACTCAGATGAACCTCGATGTCGATACAACGGGCGGGAGAGTCTTCAATTAAATGCTGAACGAATCTGGTCGTGAGATGAACAACGGTAGACGCCGTCGCGGTGTGAAGAGGGGCGGCCCGTGTCCGAGCGTGCGCGTTCCACCAAAGTACAACAAGGGCAGTCATCTCTGCTCGTGTGGGCGTCGGATCTCAGCCAACACAGACAATTGCCTGGGGTGTAGCCGATGACCATCAAAGTAAATGGCGTATCCATAGAAGTCCAGGACGGTGCCAAGATCACCGTCGAACCGAACGGCAATATCGTCATTGATTGCGGCGGGGTCGAGCATCATCACCACTACTATCCGCTGCCGGCGATCACAATTCCGGCTGGTGGTCCGAATCAGCCCCCGTTCGTGCCCTACATCGGCGATCTTCGGGGTTTGTCGAATGGACAAACGGCACCGCTACTCGGCACGTTTATCGGCGGATGCATCCTCGGTTCCGGCAACTACAACTAATGCCACGGCAATTACTAAATCCGGTGGTGGTTTCTCTTAATGCTCTTATGCGCCTAGAGGACTCCCTGCAGGGTGTGCCGGCCAGAATTGGTAACCACGCAATCTCTATCACTAGGGAAGTAGATGTGCCGACAGAGTACCTAGCTAGGGGAATTGACCAATTCGGGGACTTAGTCACGCAGCCCTTGATAGATGGTCTCGTTGAAGAACTGGACAGCCTAAGGGACGCCGGACAGACCGTCATATTTTCAACGCCCAAGCTTCGCAGGGGATTGCACTGGTGCGAGACTCACTGTAATCCAAGGCGCGGGCTCGCCATTCTACTTGAGATGGCTGCGTGCGTGGACGACCCAGGGATGTATAAAGTTAGACTGGTGGTCAATGTGGCCTTTGAGGCTAACCGGTCAAGCATCCGCGATAATGGTCTATTGGATCTTCTAGAATACTCACTTGCGGAGGCCGCATAATGGCCAAAATCCCCGCTCTGCCCAAGCCGCCCGGGCAACGCAAATTCAATTTGGCAGTCCAGCGCCACCCGGCCACGCTGTATCGAGAGAACTACAACCTCCTGCCAACGACTGAGACTCCGGCGCGCGAGGGGCTGTACTTTCCGACGCCTAAGGGCATTCCAGCGCAGCCGAAGCAGGTCAAGCCGCCAACGTTACCCGCGCACTGGAGCGGTAAGTGAACAAGACACGCAACGACACTTACGCCCGCATGCGCGGCGAGCCATGGAAGAAGCGTGTATTCGCGAGAAGCCTGCAGGGGCTATGCATCAATGAACGTAACGCTGCGATCCTGGCTGGGATCTCCGCTGGCCTATCGCATCCCGTAGAAGAGTGTGAGGCGTTGCTAAAAACCTACAAACCAAGCCCGGGGGCGCGCTAAGTGGACATCCACGCACAATACGCCGCGCTAATCCCGCACCTTCCCGAGGGCGTTCGCATCGCCGGCGTTCGCATGGCACGCTCGGGTGAATACGAATTCCTGGGCCGCGACATCGTCAGGGCGGTTCCACGGTCAGCATCGCAGGTGGTCGTCGTTCCGGATAAGGGCTACTCGTTTCATCTGAAGATCGAGACAAATACGTTCATGCCGTTCAAGTCCTCACCGGCGCTGACGGCTACGGTGACGTTCGATGTTTCGAAGCGGGAGCATGCGGAATTCGTAGAGAAGCTGGCGGAGCATCCGTCCTTCGTTGCGGTGAGCACATCGATGGCTCCGCCCGTGCAGAAAGCGCTCGAAGGATCGGCGCTTGAGATTGTGAAGGAACCGGCCGCTTGACAGCAAAAGAACTCCTTGGGTTAGATGCGGCATGGGACGCGCTGCCGCCCATGACAATAGTCGCACGCAAAATGGTCACCGTTATAATCCATCGCCGTCCGTCCATAGATTTCAACGCGATGGATCTGCCGCGCGGTCGTACGCGACTCGTCGGTGGGCAGCCATCGTGGGCGCCAGAAGAATATGCCGTCGATTGCTTGAATTCAGCGGAGGCCGACGCGTTAATCGGCCGCTTGAATGAGATCGACGGCGTTACCGCCAAAATTCAATGAAAATCATCACAAAGTTCGCACTTTTTGCGATTTTTAGCGCGATCTGTATAGCTCAGGTGGCTTTTCCGACCACTACCTTAACGGGTGCGTTGACGGCTAAAGGGTCAGGCCCAGTTAGCGTTGCCAGCACCGCCAACATCCACTCGTATTGGATGGGCACCACCATACTGGTAGTTGATGGTGAGGCTATCTGTCCCACGCTCGTCATTCCAGTGGCTGGCTACGTGTTTGCAAGCCGCGGCTGCCAGGGAACGGCCACTCAGAACCACTCAATCGGTGCCACGGTGTACACCGGGCCGCCCTCGTACTTCTACTTTCTTCCGCCAAGCGGAGCGGTGGTTGGAGGATCGTGCACAGCCAGCCAGTTTCCAGTGATGCCGTATATCGTGCTGAACGCCGGCGGTGGTGCTACGAAGTGGAACTGCACGGGTGGGATTTGGAGCGTAAGTTGAAACGCCTAGCGCTCGCCATTATATTGCTCTGCTCGACCGGCTGCCTGCGCCGCTTTCAGGTCGTTATCGTCGATCCAATGACCGGCGAAATGCACAGACTAGACAGGCAGAACCGGGATGATGCAGAGAAGAAGGCGGCTGTGTTAAACGCCATTGGGGCGGGGCAGATCGTCGCATGGACGCAGCACGTACAGAAGGTTGACAGGCCGGTTGCGAAGTCATCGATCAAGGATCTGATCAAAGACCTTCAGAAGACCTCGCAGTAGTGCGGTACCGTGTTGTGAAGATCGGGGGCTGCCTATGCGCAGAAACCTTGGGGATGATGCGCCCGCAGGGGCACGTTCTGCACTGCACGGCAAAACGGTACTTCGTCGTTACCTTCGGCATCGGCGATTACCTCGTTAACTATCGATGGTTCAGCAACAACTAGGGTAGATTTGAAATGGATTTTAGAACAGAAATGGTGTGGAGGCTGTTAGGGCAGATTACCACTGCACTCGACTGCCGAAGAAGGGCGTACTGCGAAAGTAGGGTCAGCCCGGAAGACAAGCGCGGGTGGCTCGTTTCGTTCATGGGACAATCGGTAAGGGTTAACCGGCTATTCTCGCTTACGATGAACGGCGACTTCTCAAAGATCGACTCAAAAGGTGAGTTTGAACGGCTATACGAAATTCACGCCAAACCACTCGGCGACAAGATTTCAACGATTCTGCTAGCGGAGAACGACGGCCCGATTATTACCACGTGGCTGGATATTCCATCCACGCGCGGCGGCATCGAAGAAGACCCGCTGATTTGGGGAAAGTGTGTACAGCACAATCACTTCTTCATTAGAGCGTGCGAGTGGAAAGATGGTACGGAAATATCCGTACTGTTCGGCCACGCTCAACCAGAGCCCGATGTCGTATTAGAAACGGTTGGTGTAGCGTGATCACAGACGACAGGCCGGCAGTGATTCTTCCACCGGGGATGGAGCAGATTCCGAAAGCCGTACTGAGCCCGCCGCAAAAGACGGGGTACTTCGGCTGGCTGGATCATGCAGGGGACATCAACAGCTTCAAGTACGACGAGATTCTCGGGGTTCAGCGATCAGCGCTAGACAGGCGTTACTACGTCTACGTTAAAAATCTCGCTCAGCCTATCCCGATCCCCGAGAAGGACATCATCAAGCTGCTAAAGCGGATGGGTTGGTCGGAAGAGAGCGCCATCGCGAGGGTGTCATGAGCCACCCAGCAATCTTCTATCGCGGCTGCGGTCTTGAGATGTTCAAGGCCCACGTCAGCGATCCCCCACCACGCCACTACCGGGTGATTCATAAAAAGGCGATTGACTGGACCAAGGCACCGGGCGAAAACTCCGTGATCGAATGCGCCGAAGAGGTCTACACGCTAAACGACAAATGGACCTGTCCGCTATGCAATTGCGTGGTTTATAACAATCATGAGTCCGCCAAGCTTCCGGGTTGGGTCTTCGAGCAAGAGGCGACCCCGGAGATAAAGGATTCGTTCGACAGGGCATTTCGAGAACAGGCCCCCTGGGATCCAAAAGAACAGGTGACACTCCGATGAGCGATAGCCCACAGTCTATCAATCAACCGGTCCACAATAGCCCAAAGTCTATAAACCACGAAGACCTCGCCGACGTAGAGACCGGCTTGTATGCTCTGCCTGATGTCCTCCGCCGCATCGAGTGGGACCTGATGCTCGGCCAATACGTGTACGCTGATCGTCGGCTGCACGCACGGGTACTAGCCAAGCGCGGCCATCTGCCGCCGCATGAGGAGTACGTGGTGCGCCGGGACGGGCACGTGATCGTCAAACAGTGGGTGATCGAAACGATACTCGGGAAGTTCGAGACACTCGAAGAGGCCGAAGCATTCGCGGCCAAACGAAAAGCAGCCTAATCATTTGGCATCCTCCCTCAACGGCCTAAGCGGGCCGCCGACAGCAGCATTTAGTGTGGAACCGCCCCTGGCGGGCAATCTAGGGGTTAGTGTCACCGCCGGAGAAAAGCGCGGAGCAGCGCCGGATGAAGACGCGGAACTACTTGTTCTAGCGCATACGCGTTTTCAGCTTGTCTGCAGCATTGAATCGAACTGGAGACGTCGGGCTGAGCAAGAACTTGACTTTACCGATTCGCTAATTCATTGGACGGCCGCGCAGCTAGACGAGCGCCGCGGGCGCCCTTCGCTCACCTTTGACAAGATCGGTCCCTCTATTGATCAGGTCGTGAACGACGCCCGCCAGAATCCGCCAGAGCCAAGAATCTCACCGGTCGGAAGCGGTGGAGACAAAGACACAGCCCAGATCATTCAGGGGCTGATCCGCAATATCGACAACGATAGCTGCTCAGATGTAGCCTTTATGACCGGCTATGAGCACGCGGTCAAGGTAGGCCGCGGCTGGTGGAGGGTGGACTATCAGTTCGAGAACGACCCAGATCCGGATTCGGACGAGGTCCCGCAGAACGCCTTCTGGCAAAAAATCCTAGTCAATCGCATTTCGAACTTGTTTTCGGTCTATCCGGATCCAGCGACCGAGAAGTTCGATTACTCGGACATGCGGTATTGCTTCGTCACCGAAGACCTGGACGAGACGATATTCAAGGAACAGCATCCGCACTCAAAAGCCGCGTCTGGTGACTTTAGCGGTGTCGGCGACGACATCAAGAACGACTGGTTCCCAAAGGGCTGCATACGCGTAGCGGAGTACTGGTGGATCGAGGTCGAAGAGGATTACATCTGCCAGCTTCCGGACAGACGGATCGTCAAGTGGGATCAGGTTCCAGCCGGTGTTATCCCGGTCAACACCCGCAAGACTGAAAAGCGGAAGGTCAAGTACGCGCTGCTCAGTGGTAACGAGATCCTGGAGCGCCGAGACCATCCGGGCCGGTGGATTCCGCTCATCCCGTGCCTGGGAAGAGAGATCCGGGAAGACAAGAAACGCGCCTATCGCGGCATGATCCGGCCGGCGATGGACGCAAACCTAAGCTACGACTACATGCGGTCGAAGCAGGTTGAGGCTGTGGCCCTTGCACCTCTAGCTCCCTGGCAGGTTTACGAAGGCCAGATCGACGGCTACGAAGAAGTTTACACGAACGCCAATCGCAAGGCGACTCCGTACCTCATCCACAAACTGAAGGACGCGGAAGGAAATACCTTCCCGGCGCCGCCCATGCGGCAGGTGGTCTCTCCTGAGATCCAGGCGATGACGGTCTGCGTTCAACAGGCCGCTCAGGACTGCGAGTCTCAGCTTTCAACGTATGCTCCAAGCCTGGGAGCCCCAAGCCCGGAAGCCAGCGGGCGGGCGATCATGGCCCGGCAGCGTGAGGGCGACAATGCGCACTTCAACTATCACGACAACTTAGCGAGAGCGATCCGGCACACCGGCCGGGTGATCGTAGACCTAATCCCGCACATCTACAGCGAAGAGCGAACAATCTCGATCTACGATCCGGATGGAGCATCGCGAATCGTTCCAATCAATCAGGTCCACATCTACCAGGGCGCCGAGAAGCTTTACAATCTTGTCAATTCGGCGATGCGCTACGACGTGGTCATCGGATCGGGACCAAGTTACGCGACGAAGCGACAGCAGGGAGTCGACGCCTTCCTGCAGCTTGTCCAGGCAGTACCGGAACCCATGATGCGCGCGCTCGACCTGGGAGTCCGGATGATGGACATCCCGATGGCCGACAAGATCGCGGATCGGCTACGGCCGCCGGATATCGCAAAGGACCAGGACGACCAAGCGCCGCTGCCACCGCAGGCCATGCAGGCCATCCAGCAGCAGGGCAAGTTAATCGAGCTACTCACGGGCGAAGTTCACCGGCTGACTGCCCTTCAAGAGAAGCAGGTCATGAAGCTCGAATCGGATGAGCGCCGGACGGCCATGCAGTCACAGACTCAGATCATTGTGGCGGAAATCAACGCCAAGATGGCCGAGTCCCAGAGACTGGTGGACATCGAACTAGAGGGAATCAAGCAACAGCTCAATGCCCTGCATGCTGGAACGGCTCTCGACCAAGAGGCGATGCGGCTAGACCTCGAGTATCAACAGGCTGGGATTACGCCGCCTCCAGCGAGCCCGGCATCGCCAGCGGGTGCGCCTAGTCCGGCTGGACCCGCGGGACCGCCACAAGGGAATCCCGGACAGTGACGCAGGACATGCGAGTCGAGTTGGAATACCTCCGCCGCTTGAACAGCGAAGCCAAGATGGGGCGCATTACGTGGCTAGCGGATTTCACAGACCAGTTGATGAAAAATCTTGTCGCGTGGTGTGCGCAAGAGAAGCCGTTATTTCGTGAGTAAGGGGATCAGATGAATCAGAACAGACGCGGTTTTCTAAAACTCCTGGGTATCGGCGCCACGGCAGCGGGGGCTGTCACGGTTTTGGCGAAGGAAGTCACGGCGCTTGAGCCTATCACGCTGGTTAAGCCGCCAGTGCCGTCGGTTGAACAGTTGCCACCCGTCGAGCCGCTCACGCCGCGCCTTGGAGAATACGCGATCCAGCAACGGCCGGATTGGTCAAAGCGGTACGACCAACCGAATTCCGAGTACAGCAACAATCTGCTTAGCCCTAAGGTAATCGCGGCGCGGGCGCTGTTCATCCTTCAACGAGAGCTTCGTGACCGCGGCGTTAAAACGCTTGCGATGCACGACTACCCGAGCACCCCAGGGTACACATGGAATGTCCGCAAACCAGCAAAGTTTACGCCACGTTGGGATCCAAACTATCGTTATGAAGACATGTTTGACAACGTTGTTCCAGTGTTTGACAATGTTGTTCCAGTGCCGCTGGACTACCTTGTCGGAATGGATCTCCTCATCGATCAAATGGACTGCACGCTCGACATCGACACCTTCTCACGCAGATTCATCGGGCCGTCAATGGTCGGAATTGCCCGGGACATAGCGGCTAAAGCGGAGGGGCGCACGGTCGTTTTCGGGCGCCTACACAATCCAGTAGGCACTGAGTGGGCAGAAGAGGTTTCAACCACAGAAGGACCGTCCGTCCGATTGATTCGAGGGCTCGATTTAAGGAGCCTGGAGTATCTGACCCGCTTCGACGTCCTTTGCGGATTCTTTGACAACGGTGAGCCGCGGATTAAAGAAGGCTCTTTCGTCCGGCTTAAAAGCGGCGGGCCATTGATGCGCGTGGACAAGCTTGACTACACCCGTGACATCGCAGAGTGCCATTGGGCCACCGGGCTTGATGGCGAGCGTGCCAGTGCACCCTTTCGGCCTATCTGCCTTAGTCTGATCCGCGCGTAACTCCGTTAGGAAAAGTTTTAGGCAAGCGCTGGCCGATGAGCCGGATGCTTAGCCCAAGGTGTGTAATTGAATGCCGTATGTTGGTGAGCTCCCCGAGCTCGTGATCACTTCCAAAACTCAGACAGCAGAGTATATCAAAAACCATCTCGAGAGTCAGGGGTTTGAAACCGTCGAAGTAACCGAAATGAACGATGAGGTCCGGGTTGAGTCGCCAACAGAAGAAACTCCGCCGGCAGACGTACCTCCCGCCGATCCTCCGGCCGACGCTGTCCCACCGGATCCTCCCGTCGAAGAAGTAGTCGACGATGACGATGAGGAAGAGCCACCTCCTCCGGCCACTCCGCCGGTAGTCAAGAAAGAATCCGGCGCCCAACGGTACAAGCGCCAACGCGACGAAGCAAAGGCCGAAGCCGAGGCCCTAAAGATCGAACAGGCCCGCAAGGACGGAGAGCTCGCAGAGCTACGCCGGCAGATGGCTGAGCGCGCAGTACCGCCAGTAACTCCTCCGGCAGAGACTAAGCCCGCAGATCCAGAAGCCGCGCTTCCGCCGGAACCAGTCGCACCAACTATTCCGCCGCGGCCGACGCTCGCGCTTCCGGAACTGGTTGAGCCCGACATCAACGACCCGGAAATAGGCGGAGACTTCGATAAGTGGACGGCCGCCACAGCCAAGGCCCGCAAGGACTGGCAGGCAGAGCTAACCCGGCTCCAGGACGAGCATGTCGACAAAGTATCCGACTGGCGTGACGAGAAGAAGCGCCTCGAACAAGACCACGCCCGGGCAGTCACCGACCGCCAGGAGCAGATCGCCAAGCAACAGCGCGATCAAGTCCGCACCGCCGAAGAGCGAGAGCGAGAGCAGATTTTCACAGACGGTGAGCAGCGCTACCCGGACTTCCGGGAAAAAGCTGCAGTCGATCACAAAAAGATCGTATTCAGCGGCGCCATGAATGCCGTCATCACCGAAATAGGTTCCGAGGATAAGCAGAGAGCCGCAGACCTGATCTACTGGATCTCCACGCACCCCGACGAAGCCCATGCGCTGGCGTTAGCCACCGAACTTCCGACCGACAAGGATCGGACCAAGGTGAACGCGCCGGAAGCAATCCAAAAGGCCGTTCGGAAAGCCTGGATCCAGCTAGGTAAAGTCACGGTCGCTCCGCCGACTCCCCCAGAAACGCCTCCAGCCGCTGGCGATCCGCCGGCAGTAGAGGATCCCGATCCAGAAGTACCCGCTGCAGAGACCGCGCCACCCGCGGCTCCTCAACCGCCGGCCGCAGCACCGGCAGTACCTCCAGCCGCTCCACCAGCGCCAGCAGCGGGCCAACGGCCTGTAACTCCGCCTCCGGTGAAGCCTCAACCCATTACTCCGGTAGGAAGTCGGGCATCTGTGGGCTACAAAACCCTCAAGCAGATGAGCCAAGAAGAAGTTCGGAAGCTACACCCCGACGACTACCGCAAACGGGATGAAGCCGGAGAATGGCGATAATTTTTTCTGACTGCTCCGCTTGATGGGCAAGCGCTGGCTGTAATGCCGGCCGTCCTGTGCTGGAGTTGATCGGAATGGCAAGAAACAATTCGATAACCACAAAGGATTCAATAACATGGCAAATGAGTTGCTGAATCCGGTTGTCATTGCGCAAAATACGCTCATGCGTTTAGAGAATTCTTTGGTCTTCTTTAAACAAGTGAGTCGCGAGTTAACTATCTAGCTCCTACGGCGAGAAATTGCCGTACGCAAACGCTTCTAATTCGGTGGAAGCCTGACGGCCAGGAATGGCACAAGGTAATGCCGAGCCAAGCCTGCAAACGCAGGAAGGTGTGACGGTCACGACGAAAGTCGGTAGGGCTAATGAAGCCCGAAACGGAGCGCACCCGCGAGGGTGAAGACATGACCTGAACCTGCAAGAAATTGTAGGCAGCCGGTAAGCGGCGGGCGTGGGACAACGAACCGCGTTGAACATAATTGTCGATGGCGAATTCGCTCAAGCCGGTAACAAAATCGGATGAATATTCGTCCCTGCGGGGAGTGATCCCCGTACGAAAATCGGGTTAACTGCTGGGACGTCCTAAAGCCGTACTGCTAAAACGGAGTTGACAACAACAAACGTGACATGCTATAAAAAGTGTACGGATATATGGATAATCAGCAACCAAGCTTGATGTCAGAACCAATCCTCAAGTATTGTAAGTTTTGCGACTCCGAGAAGGATATCGAACTTTTCACGAAGGACGGTAAGGGTGGTCGCACTAACAGATGCAAGCAGTGTGCATCTAAGTATGTAGTGGAACGATTCAATATTCGGGTCGCAAAGGATCCGACGGTGATGGATCGCCACTTAGCGTACATGAAGGAACGACACGCGAAGCAACGGAAGATTGTATTCGACCACTACGGACGTATTTGCGTCTGCTGTGGCGAGACTAACGAAGGCTTCTTTACGATTGATCACATTGAGGAAATTGGTAGCAAGGCCAAACGGCAGGAACTGGGTCAGAACGCAATTTACAACTGGCTGATTCAGAATAACTTCCCGCCGGGATTCAGGGTTATGTGCTACAACTGCAACTGCGGAAGGGCCCATAATGACGGAATCTGTCCGCATCATCAAGAAGGTTCACAGACTATGGCGCAAGCCAGTAGCTCCAAGCGGAGCGAAGTGCCCGAAGCCCAAGTGGGCTGTGATATAGTCGAGCCCGTGAAGAAATTCACGGCTGTTCCATACGGCGACTGGGCGGACAACCCAGCATGGCCGCTTACGGAACGCGCTCAGTAATAGCGCACTGAGCGGAATACAAGCGACGTATTCAACGCGCGCATCCCTGTACGCCTCAGAGGCCGTCAGGGAGACGCAATGCAGCCGGAAGACATCCGGGAAGTTCCGTTCCCCATCACGGTTAACCGTCTCTGGGGTCAAGATCTGCAGATCAGCGATCAAGACCTGACGATGACGATTGACCGCTTTGGCGAGCGGTACATTGAACCAGCCGTAGAGACGATTGCGAACACAATCGACGGCGAGGGTTGCGATCAGGCGACGAACGTTTATAACTTCGTCGGCGTGCCTGGGACCACCCCAACCTCACTTAACACGTACGCGCAGACTCGCGTCGTACTAGCCAACCATGCGGCGCCGATGCAGAATCGGATGCGGGCAATGGTTGTAAGCCCTGACATGGAAGTTGCGACCCTCGGGTTTAACAACAACCTGTACAACCCGATGAAAGAAATTTCTCGGCAGTACGAAGAGGGCACGATGGGAATTGCTGTCGGGATGAAATGGTCGATGGACCAGAACATTCGCCGGCAGACCATCGGACTGACCACGGGCAGCACGCCTTTGGTTAGCGGTGCAAATCAGTCGGGCGCTTCGCTCATCACCAACGGTTGGGCGCACTCGGCGGCCGTTCTGAACCGCGGGGATATCATCTCTGTGGTCGGAATGAACGGCGTGAACCCAATCAGCTACCGCGACACCGGTGCGCTTCGGACGTTCGTTGTGACCTCGGACACGTCTTCGGATGGTTCGGGCAATGCAACGGTTCCGATTGCGCCGGACATCAACGCGGATATCACCAGCCCGTTCCAGACGGTCGTGGGCCTGCCAACCAGCGGGAACGCGGTCAATGTGTACGGAGTGACTGGTTCGACGGCGCTGGGACTTATCTCCGGCGTATCGAGCCCGGCATCGTTGGCGTTCGACAAGAATGCCTTCACGCTGGTTATCGCACGGCTCGAGAAGCCGGGTGGTATGGAATGGTCGGAGGAAGTCAGCAATCCTCGTATCGGGCTGAGCGTTCGCCTGATCCGCGGGTATGACATCCGTTCTAACCAGAAGTACACTCGTCTCGACGTGCTCGGCGGATGGGCAACTCCTCGGCCGGAACTCGCTTGCCGCGTTCAGGGGTGATGAAGTGATAAACAAAGGAACAAAAACCATGAACAAAATCACCAAAATCACTCTCCTTTTCGCTCTCGTGGCTCTGTTTTGCGCGACTTCGTTCGCGCAGACCAATTTCACGACTACAACGCTCTCGGCCGCTTTGTCAGCCAAGGGCCAGGGCAACAGCGGATCGCTCGGTGCCAGCGGCGTTATCGTCGTTGGCAGCACTACCGGTATGTACGCCCCAGGGCTAAATCCGGCCTACGGAAGTATCGGCTCGGTTTCTGCCCCTAACATCACGTACCTGATCGTTAACCGTGAAGTCATGCGCGTCAACTCTGTTCCAAGCTCGACTCAGGTCGGCGTGGAGCGTGGCGTTCAGGGAACCAAGGCGGTCGCCCACCAGTCTGGTGAGACCGTCTACGTGGCGTACGCTCAGCAACTCGTTAATTCTGACCCAACGGGTAGCTGCGTCAATTCGGCCGCCATCACGTATCTGCCGGTTTACGCCTATAACTCTGGGAATTTCTACAATTGCACATCGACCGGTCCAAACGCCGGAAACTGGGTGATTAGCAATTCTCAGAATGTTGAAGGCTACGCTGACGGATCGTTCTTCGTTGCCCCGTCGGCCTGCTGGTTCACGAATACCACGTACACTGGAACGCCTGCATTTATTGTGCTGGGTGCCTCCAATGTGCCGGTGTTAAACCAGACCACGAACTCTACGGCCGGTACCGAAACGTTGACCTGCGGTATCAATGTCCCGACGCGCTTAACGGCGAATAAGGGCATTTACATCAAGTCGATCAACACTTATTATGGCGTGCAAACCACGGCCTTAACGAGTATCGGTACGCCAACGCTAAGCACCATCACGATGCCAGCACCGGCGGCTACGGAGACGGCATCGACCGTTACCCCAGTGGCTGTGACCGGAACGTTCACCAACAACACCGTTACCAGCGGGTTGGGGTTGACGACAGCCGGTGCGTTCTGGTCGGTGAAGAGCACCCTTGCTACGCCGCTCGCGGTGACCTCTGACTTGACGTGGATCGTTTTCACGATCCCGTTCGTTGATACGACCTCCGGAGTGTTGACCCTCAACACGCCCGGACTTCAAATTTATTACAACTTGATCTCGAACTAACGTTCGGGTGCGGCGGGGCTTTACCGGCCCCGCCGCTCTTTCTAGTCTGATCCACGTGGTCGGACTAGATGGAGTCAGTTCGGCTTGTCCGCCTCTGCTTCCTTCTCCCGGCAGTCGTTGCAAACATCGTCATAGTCTTCCGGCCCTTCTTCGCCAAGCGCCACGCCGTCTTCTTCCGAGTCCGGAATGAGCCCGTGTACGATGGCTTCGCCGATATCGGCGTCACGTAGGTATTCGACCCGGGCGATGTTACAGAGGCACATGCCGCCTTCTGGTTCGTCAGTCGCGTACCGCCAGATTTCATCCATGAACTGGTCGAGGCAGATCGCGTTGTTCCAGTAGTCATTTAGTTCGTTTTCTGACCATTCACGTGGAGCGGCCACAATCATATCGAGCGTCATGCGAATCTTCACCGGTCGGTGGAGGACGACGCAATCGTGATCGTGGGCTTGTCCGGTTTTACCGGAGCAGTAGAAACACTTCTCGGGTCTGCCCTTTCCGCCTTCGCCTGAGCGGGTGTCAATTTCAGTTACAACATTTCCAGGGAATCTCACTTCTTGTCTCCTTGTTTGATGAACTCTTTCGCGGCGGTCCTTCGGATAATCATCTCCAGGACGCCGGCTTGGCTCAACCCTAGTTTTTCAGCGAGCGCCCTGAGTAGATCGAGCGCATCGCTGGATAGCCTAAATCCAGCGGATATCTTCATAACCTACAGCGTAGCACAACGCTAGACGCACGTCAAGGATAAAAAATGGCACGCTTCAACAGAACCTACACCATCGAAGCCAACCCGATACGGCTTTCAGACAATGCTACTGCCGCTACGGTGGGCGAAATCTTACCGCCGAAGTACGTCGTCAATTTCTTCGTCCAGGCACTACACGGGGGAAGCGGTCTTATTTGGGTATCAACCGGCATTCCCAACGGAGTTACTCCTGCGGTTCCTCCGACGGACGGGCAACTGACATCAGAATTATCCCCCGCAACCGCTACGGCACCGGGAGGAAGCTACAATCAAAACCAGTCGGCCTTCGGATCGATGCTAGCTGGGACGGTCGACCTCACGCGCGCCTGGATTTCCGGGGCCAATGCGGGCGACACGGTCGTAGTCTCTTATGACACAACACCGTAAATGGTACCGTCTAATCCAGTACACCTTCCGAGTCCTAACGTTGAGATAAATCATGTCGCGATACCGGCCGCGCTGACGCAGATAATACGGTTTAGCTTTAGGCTCTATGACATGGAGATTGTCAACACAACGACTTCGCCGATCACGCTAACGTGTTGGGATTGTCAGGCCGAGCCGCTACTTGTGATACCTACGACATCCATAGGCGGACAATCGGTGCTCACGTATACAAGACACTTCGGCCGCGTGGTTGCCGGTGGGCTGTGCTGGCAGGCATCGGCGCCAGGCCTGTATGGGAATATTCAAGGGCAGCGCCTGTGATCACAATTAATCGAGGCTCGCGAAGCACCCGGGATTTGATTGAGCAACACGTCGGCTGGGTTGTGATCGTTATCGTGTTAGTCATCACGCGCTGTTGCTAAAGGTTAAAAGATGAACATCAAAGAGATTCAGTGGGGCCGCTATAGGCCCAGGCCAGCGGTTGCTCTATGCGCCGCGGCCCTTGTTCTGTATGTAGCCGGGTCGATGATGGGACAGCTTCAGCAGTCAGGTGGACCCGGAAGCTCGGTCACCGTATCGAACGCCAGCCTACCGGTAACGCAGTCGGGATCTTGGAATGTTGGGCAAACTGGGACGTGGACGGTTCAGCCGGGTAATACAGCCAACACGACTCCCTGGTTGGCGACACTGAGCCAGGGCGGAAACAGCGCCAGCGTAACGGCGTCGAACGCGCTCAAGGTTGATGGATCGGCGGTCACGCAGCCGATTTCCGGGACGGTCACGGTGAACGCCCTGCCGGTCGGCTCGAACGTAATCGGGACGGTCGATACGATCCCAAAGACGGCGTGCGGGAACACAGTTGCTAGTCAGCCGCTCGCTGCGGTGCCAACGGTTAGCACGGCGGTGTTTAGCTCAACGACCTGCGTTCAGGCAATCATCATCAACAACACGAACAGTTCTTCGGCCACCATCACCATCAGTGACAATCAAAGCACTCCGATCAACGACGTGTTGACATTCTCAATTCCAGCGAACTCGCAACTGATACAGCCGCTTTGGGGAATAGCCATGACGAGTGGGATCAAGTGGGCGGCCAGCACGACCGGAGTCACCGGGGCGGTTCTAGGTTTTCAGTGACACTTAAAAGTATTGTTCTTGTCGGCCTATTGCTTTCGGCGGCGATCTGCCTGAATGCGGACCTGAGCACCTCTCAGCCAGCTCCCGTTATAGACGCCGCGACAAGCGCCACTGGATCTGCGGTGCCGGCGAAGGCCACCTACATCGCCGGAAACGGGACGGCCAATCTGACTGGCTTGACAATCTGCAATACCTTCGCGGAATTGCAGATGACAACGGCAACGACGACTCAGATTGTCGCGCTGTCCGGCTCGACGAAGGTTCGGGTGTGTGCAATCAGCGTACAGGGATCGACTACATCTACCGCGACGACCCTGAAGTTTGTGGGTGGTACCGGAGCCGCCTGCGCCTCGGTGACCTCAACGCTGACGCCTACTTGGAACTTCCCAGCATCGACTAGCGCTCCGCCATGGGGTCTTGGATCTGGCATCGGCGAGATCTTCCAGACCAACGCCGCTAGTGCACTGTGCGCAACAAATAGCGCGGCAGGCACGGTAAACATTTTCGTGACGTATACGCAGTACTAGCTCGGGCGTTTAAAGCGCCTAGGGCAATTTCAAACAAAGGAAGCAATAAATCAGTATGCAGACCGTGACCAGTTCTCAGGATCGAGCCACCAATTTTCCAGCCTATTTCTATCACGCAACAAATCCGCCGAAGGTCGTCAAGGACGCCGATGAAGCGAAGTCACTTGGACCCGGATGGGGGAGATTCTACGTCCACCAGGATCATCCTCGAGCCATGTACGCTCCCAACGGCCAGAAGCGAATCGCCGCTGATCTAGCCGATGAACAACGCCTGCACGCGCAAGGATTCGAGCGTACTCCTCCGGACGGCTATATCGAGCCAACGCAGAAGACGGCCGAAGATCTTCGCCGGGAGAACGAAGCACTCAAGGCGCAAATGATGGAGATCGAGAACGACAAAATGCGCGTGCAATTGGCGGAGCACGAAACTAGGAAGGCAGCCGAAGCCGAACGGCATGCAACCAAACAGGCGGCACAGAACAAGAGCGCCAAGCCGGCCGAGGGCGGCGGCAGCCAGTAATGCGCTTGGCATTCAAGGACGCCGCGGTAGCCATCAAGAACGAAGGCCCTATCGCGGCATTCTACTCCGAGGGGATCATGCGAGTGACTGGCGGACAGTTCAGCCACGTCGAGATCGTACTCTCTGAGGATCTAAGTGACGCCACGTGCTTCAGCGCGCTTGAGCCAATCGGTTGCCGGTATGCGGTGATTGACCTGACCAAGCCGGCCGGAATGTGGACGGTGCTGGAGTGGCCGACAACGCAGAGTCAGAATGACTTCTTGCGTGGCTTCTGCGAGGGCATGAATGACCGGCCGTACGATTCCATGGGGATCGTTGGTATCGGCCTGGAGACCGGGACGCATATCGGGTACGACCGGTTCTGTAGCGAATGCGGGGCGCAGGCGGTTAATGCGGTTACTGGGCAGCTTAATGGGATCGACCGATGGATGGTCGCGCCGAGTTGCGTGAGTGACGGCAAGAGATTCGGGCTGTATGAATTGTGCGTAGCGAATGGATGGAGGAAGGTCCAGTAGCAATGCCGGAATTTTTGATTCAGAAGTTAAAACAGGAGTATGGGGAAAACAGCAAGATACCGTACGCCGTGGCAAACTCCATCGGCGCGATGCACGGGAACAAAGAGACATCTAAGGGGAAAGCAATGGAAGCGAAACACGAACGAGACACGAAGAAGAAGTCACACGGGGACGGCGACGGGCATTGGAGCGGCCGATGACAGCCACCCATCACCACTCGAAACACGATAGCAACGCGCTCATTCACCGCTATCGTCCACTCTATGATCTGTGCTTGACCACGCACGTCGCGCGCTCGAACAAGCGTGGCCTTCTGTACGTTCCTGACGACAAGCGCGAGGACATCCAGTACGGAAACGTGATTGCGGTCGGCGCCGGCGTAATCGGAAACAAGGGGCAGCGTCTGCCATTAGTCGTGCAGGCAGGCGACAAGGTCCTATGGGCGAAGCACTGGGAGCACCTGATTGACCTCGGCCGGGATCAGCATTATGCCGCGGTGCGAGAGAAGGACATAATCGGGATCATCGCGGAGGTTCACGGCAAAGAGCAGTTAGTGCCGCTGTGGAACACTGTTGTGATCGATCCTAATCCGGTAAGCGATAGGGCCGGCAGCCTGTACCTTCCGCAGAAGCTGGCGCGCGAGCGGGAGTTCAAAGCAAAAGAGCCAGTGACTGGAACGGTAATCTCATGCGGGCCCGGGCATCGCATCGACGACGGGTCGGTCGTGCCGTTGATCGTTAAGGTCGGGGACAGGGTGTTGTACGAGTGTCTCGGTGGAGAGGATCACGAGTTCAGCGGCTACGATAAGCCGGTGCGGCTGATCCCAGAGGAACACATTCTAGCGGTGCTTTAATGGATGCCCACTCAATGCTTCCTGATCGAGCCAATCTACGGTGATCCTCTACCCGATCCGGATACCTCCAAGCTTTGGCCGCCGCATAGGCTAATCGTCGGCTGGACGCGACCGGACACCTGGGAGGTGCATAGGCACAATCGGGACTTCGGCGCGGGCGCGATGTTCTACGCAATCTGGCTGCCGCGAAACTGGACCTGGGAAAACGAAGACCGACCGCACCTGCACTTGCGATGTCCCAACGGTACGGGCAGAACGAGCGATTGGGACATAGATAGCCGGGCCTCTAACTGCGAACTGCCCCACGACAACGTGCACCGCTGTTGGGTAATTGAAGGGACGCCGCCGCTAATAACCGTCAGCAAGGGACGCCGCGGACAGTCCTGCAGGGCCGGTGCCGGCAGCATTCAACTGGAGCATTTTCACGGCATGCTACGCCAAGGAATCCTGACCCCATAAAAGGAGAATCAAAATGGAAGACGAACAGAAATCACCCGCGCAACTGCCGAACCCGCTGGCAGCCCTAATCGCTCAGGGCGAGACGCCAGAAGAGGCAGTCAAGATCCTCGAAGAGCAGCAGACCGCTACGCGCGGCGGCGAGCCCGCCAAAGAGGCTGTTCATGTCGAGGCACCCAAGCCGGAAGCACCCAAGGCCGAGGAACCAATCGCGGCGCCGAAATACGCGCATGATGCACACGGAAAGCTGGTCCCGCTGGGCCCGGTCTACCCTAAGCGCTTCTGGGACACTGCCGGGATTCACGCCGTTCGCACGGTCAACTCGCCGGCCGAAGAGAGATCTCTGGGCGCAGGTTGGAGCGACAAGCCACCGGTACCAGCCAAACCCGGCACGCCAAGCCCAATGATTCACGCCAAGAGGCTCATCCCCGGATTCGAGCATCCGCATAAACCGGACGCCGATTCCATACACGCAACGGCAGTTATACCCAAAGCCTAAAGTAATCAAGGAGAATCAAAATGAAGAAGATCATCACAGTACTCGCGCTGTGCCTGCCGTTCGTGGTCAGCGCGCAGAACGCCCAGAATTCGATCCAGAAAAACACGGTGTCGGTGACGCTATTCGCTGCACCGGTCGGTGACTGCCGCCAGCAGTTCTATAACCAGGTAGTCGACAATAACCTGAATATCTGGGGATGCGCCCTCTCGACTGGAATCTGGACGGAGGCAAGCGTCGGATCCGTAACCGGCTTGACTGTAGCCTCCGGCAAGACCCTGACGGTAAGCAATTCTTTGACGCTCGCTGGCACAGACGCGACGACGCAAACCTTCCCAACGACCAGCGCAACGATTGCGCGCACCGATGCAGCGCAGACGTTCACCGGCATTCAGACCTTTAGCTCGGCGCCGGTATTTTCTGCTGCCAGCATCGCGCTTACTACGCCCACGCTAACAAACCCAACCATCACGGGTCCTGCCCCGATTGCTTGCGGAGCTACTTGCTCAGCCACCGTCCCGGGCGCCGTCTACCTATTGAATCAGGGCGCTGGGTCCACCGCAACGCTACCGACGAGTTCCGGCAGCGGTAGCGTTTATAAGTTCCTTGTTTCGGTGATCACCACTAGTGCGCAAGAAAAGATTCTGCTGACAACCGTGACGGATGCGATTATAGGGACGGCAATCGGAGAAAACGCCGGCACCGCCAAGGTATTCGTGGGCAACGCCTCAGCGTATCACTCGATCCAAATGCCATTCGCTGGCTCGCAGCCGAGCGGTGGATTCGTAGGTGATAGCATCATCTGTACGGATATCGCGACCGGCACCTGGGCCTGTCAGATCGTTTATCAGGCCGGCGCCACCCCAACCACGCCTTACAGCGCTTCCACGACCTAATGATTCGCTCCACCCACACATACGTCATTCTCGACTTATCTCCCGCAGCTTACGCTGAGATTGCCGAGAAATTGAGACTAGCAGACTACGACCACTGTTTCCATAAAGGCGCTGCTGGCCGCTCACTGATCGACATGCACGGCATCGCCGTAGCAGAAGAGGTGACCCATGAAAAAAGGAAATCCGCCAAGCATAAAACCGTCACACAAGGGTCGCCTGCATGAGGCCCTAGGCGTTCCCGCTGACGATAAAATACCGGCCGCTAAGCTGGAATCGGCGAAGCACTCCAAGGATCCGCACATGAGGTCCATGGCGACTTATGCCATCAACGCCAAGCATTGGTCGGGTCGATGAACACCGCCAATCCAGCACAGCGCCGCAAGCTTCTTGTGGCGCTAGAAACCTCTGCCCTGAGTATGATCTTGAGGTGACTGATGAAAGAAGACGAGCAGCTCAAGGACGCTCAGTGACGGACGAACGCAGTGCGAGCGAGATTCTCGTGGAGGCCATGGAGGAGTTCGGCCGGTGCGAGCCGCGGAAAGTCGTCATTACCTGGACCAACGAGAACGACGACGTAGTATTAAAGACGAATGCCAGACGGGCCGAGTGCGTTGGGCTCTTAGAAATAGCGCACAAAATGGCGTTGAACGCCTAACCCAAAAAAGGAAACTATCATGAAACAGCCAAGCATGTCTTCTAAGAAAATCGGAATGGTCGGGCCGACGACTGCACCGCCAAAAACCGTGGCGAGCCAACCCGCGGCCGGCACCGTTGGGATGAAGCCCTTCAGTCACAGCGAGGAAGACGAGCAGGGTGAAGTGCCGCACTTCGCTAACAACGTCGGCCACAGCCAAACGCAGGGCGACCGCCAGCGATAGTTCTCCAACATCGAAATAAGCAAAGGCCCTAAAGCCGGGAGTGTACTCATGCGTTTCTTTATCGCAACAGTAATCGCGTTCACTCTCGGCTACAGAGCCGCG